GCAAGTAAATCCTTATTGGCTGTTACAATATGCTTGCCTGCTTCCAAGGCATGTGTAATAAATGTTTTTGCTGGCTCAATACGTCCCATCAGCTCAACGACGATGGCAATGTCCTCATCAGCTAAAATATCATCAATATTTGTTACAAAATGATAGTCATGACCTGCAGCCAAGAGACGGTCTTTTTCAGTCGTTGCTTAAGTAGCTCTTTTCGGTCAGAAAACTGTGGGTTTTTCTTGCAATAATCATACAGGGTTGGTTTTGAAATATTCGCATACAAACAAGCTTCTTCATCGCTTAGCCCTCTTAGAAATGCTTCCTCTAATTTCTTTACCGTTCCTTGTGTCATTTTTGTAGGTCTACCGCCTTTATTTTTCATCATGTTATTCCTCTCTAATTTTAGCACAAAAAGAGGCAGTTGCCTCTCTCTGCTATTCTGCTGAATACTTCCACAAAGCGCAATAGTTATCTTCGGTATCCAGCTCCTTCAGTAACTTTCTTGCTTCATCATCTACGGCCGTCATATTCTCCCATACCCCATTCACTGCCATATCAGGATAATCATCGTCTAGCACGCTGTCAGCTAGCTCCATCAGTTCAAGCTCTAACCCAGCCACTTTTTCAAGTAAGCTGTCAAAGCTCTCTGACTGCTTGAGTTGTTCCACGCGCTGACGGATATACTCTTGTTCGATTTCCTGTACTTGTTCGTAGTCGTCCAAGTCTTCGCCTGTTAACTCATCAGGATTGTTGTAGTAATCTTGGAAACTGTCACAAATCCGCTGGAATGTTTCAGTAAGTTCAGTATCTGCCACATATTCCACCGCCAAACGGTTGTAATCTCCGCCTGCGTTGTCATTGTGGTAGCTCACTTCGATAGCTGGTTGTTCAAATGTTCCTGTCATATAGCCCATAAGCGCGTGACCTGCAACTTGTGCGGTATCAAAGTCTTTGAGTGTGTAATTGAATGTGAATGTTTTTGGGGTGTCTGAAAATGTTTGTAATGTCATGGTGTTATTCTCCGTTTCTGTTATTTGTACAAGACCAATAGGCCTGTGTTCGTTCCTAATTGCTCAAAATGTCCTGCGGTTGCTTCAGTATATTTCACGTCAATCACTTCAACAGTTGACATGAAGTCATTTACTTCCGTTTCAAAATCCTTTATGAATTGGCTATGCCTTTGATAAAATAGTTTAATTTTCATGTTTTTCCTCCATTTTTTGGCTAGACCTGTGATACTTTTTCAGGGGTATGTGAAACCCGTGACCCCACTCAAACCCTTGATTTTACTGAGTTTTTACAGTGGTTCATAAGGTATCAGGGATTTTACTATATATATTTACTATTTTTTTGTTTTTTTGCACTATATTTGTATATGTATTTTTTGTCTAATTATTATCTTTTTTTATTTTATCCTATATATACCTATGTGTACCTATGTACTAAGTAATATAATAGTAGATAAAGTATTGGTATAACTGGGTTTGTGAGGTATCGGGGGTTTGCTTAAAAGCTATGTAACCCCCATGTACCCCTTGATACCTCAAAGCACGTCATCAATGTTGCTAAATAACTTCAATTCTTTAGGTTGTTCACTTTCAGGGTTGTAACTTGTGAAGCGTTTAGCGTTGTTCACAACGTAAACAGTGACTAACCTATTTTTTATTTTTTTACGCTTTGACCCCACTCCGATGGTTTCCATTGCATTCTTTGCTTTGACTCCGTTGTTGCCGTAGGTCTTTCTATAAAGCTCTTCAACAAATAGATTATCAGTCCTTACAAGATAATCCTGTTCAGTCAATGTATTCAGTAGCAACATTTGAAAGTCATCCAGATCCACATCATTAAAAACTTCAACGGCTTTCCATTCGAATTTTTGCCCTTGCTCCATGAAATAGTCCAAGCTAGTCAGCAAGAAACCAATACAGCCATCTATCTTAGGAGACTTATCGGGGTGAGTGAATGCCTGCCAATATTCCGCGAAGACGGCTTCACGTTCTGCGTCTGTTTCGCCCTCTGGTCTGTCCTGGTACTGTATGAGGACCTTGCGTCCGTTCATTTCATCGGATAGCGATACATTTCTATTGGTATCGATACATAGCACGCTAGACAACTGTACAAGCCCCTGGTTTCCTCCGACGCTTCGGGCGACGTGTGTTTTTTCGGTTGCGATAATCTTCAGCACCCTCTCCACCCTGTCGCCTACTATGTCGCCTTGCTCCGTTGCCAAAGCCATCTCCCCGCCTGAAAACAAAGCCCACGCATTGAGTGCATCAAATCCTCTTGAGATAAGATTGTCTAATTCCACATCTATCTTGTTAAATAGTCCAGACAACGCTATGTGTCGCAAGCCTTTTCCTGTTCGTACTCCAGATTTTGAAATGAAGAAATTGGTCTTTGATCGTAAACCGCTGGCAACCTGGGCCATGTAGTAGGTTTGTAAAGTCGCATTGTGTAATGAAAGTTCATCAGCTATTACATACTTTAGAAACTTGTTAGCCATAGCCTGTCCATCTTTGGCGGTGTTGTAGTCCACTGGGTAATACTTAAAATAGGATTGTTCTTCATTTGGGTTAGTCCTGTAGTAGCGGTGTTCTTTCAAGTCAATAATAAAGTCATTCCCTGCTATCTGATAGGGCTGTAGCGTTCGTACTGGCTCAATTTTGATATTGCTGGCGATACCTGAAAGGATTTCCAGAACGTACTCCCCATCACGCTTGAAGCCATATAAGTTCTGTATGGTGATTTCATCCATTAGAACAGCTTGCTTGTTGTTTACGTCGTATAATTTACCACCATAGAACACGAACCGCCCTAACAGATAATCAGTTACCAACTTAGCAAAGGGTGAGAAATTCATGTCGTAAGTGATATGAATATACTCCTTTTTGTTGTCTCCTTTCCCTTTGGTCTTTTTCTCAAATGTTGCGGATATGTATTTTTTTGTTGTGCCATTCTGCTCGGTGATGTACATGATCCTGTTATCAGGAATGAATACAGTTTTTCCGTTGTACCAGGCATTATTCAAGCTATCAACTGCCACAATGTTATACAGTTGTCTCTTGTAGTCTGCTTTTAGTTTAGACTGTCCAAACTCCGCCTCATTCCAATTCAGTTGTAAAATCTCTTTTAATTGTTTCAAACAGTCACCCCCTCAAAAAATGATGTTGCCACTTGCAAGAAATAGCCTGCTAGGTCGCCCCGTTGGGTGAGATTGGCAAAGATTTCAATTGCGCCAATCATGTCCATACCGTTGATATAAAGCTCTCTGACCAAGTAAGCCACGTCAGCCCGTGAGTTAACGCCGTATTTCAGTAGCTCCGTCAACATTGGCGTGTAAATATAATCGATGTTGACCCGCATCTTATCCAAGTTGTGCCGTTCCAGCTTTCCCATCTTCTCTAGTAGTTCATTGCTTATCATAGCTATTTTTCTATCTCTGACCAACTCCCAACCGTTTACTTCTTCGGGGTAGTCTTTGACGATTGTCACCATTAGCCCTTGATAGACGAAACCAGTCATATAGGTATCAAAGGGCAAAAAGTAGTAGAACTTGTAGAAATCCCCTTTCTTGAGTGCTTGGGTTTCTGTGATAGGTAACTTTTTCATGTTCTCCTTGTTAGTTGTGATCTCAATTAGGCTATACATGTCACTTTCTCCGTTTCTTTTTGAGTTTCTTCAAACGTTGCTGTTCCTTTAGCTGGTCCAGGGTCGCCCTGCGGTCTTTGTATAATTTAATATCGTGATAGTGTCCGCCACTGTCTGCTGGGTGTATGCTATACCTTGCCATTTTCCACCCCCAAAAATTTCAGAATATCACTGACCCTATAAAAGATTTTCCTAGTGTCTTCTAGTGGGGGCTGGTAACGTCTTAGCCCGTTGTCTTCCCAGCGTTTCAAGGTCTTATCCTTTATGCCTAGTTCATCCTTAACCTGTTGGGCTGTGATTAGCCCTAACAGTCTTGGCGGTGTTTGCTCACGCGCTTCCAGATAGTTCTCTATAAGCTCCAGAATGCCCGTTTTTAGGTCTGCTTCACTCTGTGCGGTTAATTCAAGCTTCATCTCTGTACTTCCTCCAGTCTTGCAAGTCTGCGGTCAGTAGCGCGTGAATACGCTTGTGTTCTTGGTCATATTGTCGTTGAAGCGGTAGCACTCCTGCAAGTCGTTCTACTTCATTCTGGGGGATATAGTAGCCCCCTAGCTTGTTATCTCGTCCACCACAAACGGGAATACCGTAGTCAACTATTAGCTGGCGGATATGTTCCCTAATGGTTCGGACGTCCAAGCCTGTCAGCTTCTCAATATCTGGGGCGGTGATTGGCAAATCCATTCCAAGCGGTAGGAGCTTGAAAACTTTATTTAGATGTTCTGGTAATTTGTTTTCTGTCATGCCTGTCCCTCCAGCAGATTCGTCCAGTCAATGATCCATTGCTTTTTTCCTTCTTGGGATAGTGTCAAAAAACGTTCCTCTTCCTCTTTAGGTATCTTGTTTTCTATGATGCCAATGATAAGCCCATAGAGTGCTGGGCGTTGCTCCTTGATTTCCTCAACTATCTGGTCTAGTTTCTTCATGTCCACCTCCTAATTGTAATATCTGCCTTGTGATTGAATATAAGCCCCGTAGCGCTCATTTTTAAGAGGTCTGGTATGTTTACCCTCTGGTTTGGTTTTCGGTTTGCTGTGGAGCTGATATGTTCCTAGATGTAGCCATAGAAAGATGTTTAGCGGTGTAAAGATTGCTATAAGTGTTAACGCTGTCTCAATTGTCATTTCTTGCATTTTTTAGCCTCCTTCTTGGCCAGTTTTTTCATATGCTCAAAATCTTGTAAGGCTAGTTTTAAGTACCACATAGGATTACCTACTTCAATCTTGTCTTCATATCCAGCTTTCAAGAGTGCTACCCTTGCGCTCTCGACTCGGTGAGTTATACTGTTCAAACTGTGTTCAACCGGTGTCAAATTGCCATATGGAACTCGTGCCACGTCCTCATGAAAGTGGTTCAGCATGATGTCGGTTAGATAGTGCAATGTCCAGCCTGTTTCATGGTCTAGTTGA